CCTTTAGCGAGTGCATAGATTGAATTATACCATCCCCATTGCTTATTGAATTGAGTCCGTTCTGAATAGTCGTGTTCAGTTCCTTGTTCGTCTTCATCTCCACTTCCAAAGAGGTAAGCGAAGCTTGAACTAAGTCGTTTCCTAAATGATAAAAAAAAACCGATGCCGACATTGCAATATCCAAAGGAGCGTATTTCATAAGCTCTGCAAATTCATCCGTTCCTGAATAAGGCATTATTTCGTATGTGCCTTGTTTCGTCTTTTTGGTTATCGGTCTATATAAAACCGCCATTGCTTTGTGGAATGTTTCAACCTTGCCGATATTGTGGTCTAAGTCTACATATTCACCAAAACTCATATCCTCAAGGTTAGGAATAAAACCGAATTCCATGGCTTGTATTTTAAACTTAGTTTTGAAATCCGTTTTTTTTTGGAATAATTCGTTAAAATGGTTAGCCAACCCTACGACATCACTCCATTTTATTTTGAGTACGTCTTTCATATTTAAACCGCAGAAAATTTCAATAGATTTTTGAGCGATTAATTCTTCATCGTTTGAACCCTCAACCAGTTTCATGAACTTTTGATAGTTCATTAATGGTATCTCACTAAGACTTGTTGGAATTACTATTTCCGTTTTCATATTTATATAACTTTATATTTGATAATTGTAGTAAGCTAAGGCAATATCGAATGCTTTACCTAACATTTTTGTGTGCATCCGTATTTTCATAGGGTCGTCAAACACTATTTTTATGCGAATACCTTTCTTTTCTTGGATATATTTCTCAACTATGCGCACCATCATCGGGAGGTCATCTGTCATTTAGTTGAAATTAGTGTATAAAATACTGCCCGTAATGAGGGTTAACTCCCAACACTTCCATTTCGTGATAACGGATTGCGTCAATGCTGTGGTTATTAAAGTCGATAGGCTTGTTTAAACGAACGCCAGTTTTGTCAGTGTCCCAAATGTAACCGCGTAATTCTTTGATTAGATTAGTACTGTTTGACGTTACTAAATACTCTTGGCTTTGCATTATCTGAATTCCGAAGTTTATTGAGTCCTTGCCTTTTGTTACGCCTTTAATAGTCTTTCCGTACCGTCTAATTTCTTCTATTGACTTAGGCTCGGAGCTGTCCGCATATATCGGAACGCTATACGGTAGCACATTGGCAATATCGTTATTTAACATTCCTGTTCGATATATTAATTCATTCAGTATTCGCTTACCATTCCACGTATAAACTTCAACTGCTGCGGTGGGGTCGTTTGTATATCCAAAGTCCAAACCAATTCCTATTAATCTCGCATCACTTGGAATACTATCAATCTGTTTCCAGTTGCTGAATATAACACCCTCAAGCATTCCTATTTCACCCAAGCCATATACACGCCACCAATTACTCCAATAAGTGCTTGTAGAGGCTTTCTCGCGATTCTTTTCTATTTGCTCGACTATTGAGTTGTCTAAGGCTTCATTATCCTTGTAAGTTAAAATTATAAAGTCTGCATCGGGTTCGTCTTTTAGTTCGGTATGTACCCAAAACTCATTAGCTGGGTTAAAGTCTAAATATATAGCTTTCTTTGTACGTATTGCTAACTCGTTGTAACTTTCAAAGGTAACATTATTGCATTCGTTAATATAAAGAACATCACGCCTTGCACCCCTTAATTTACTTGAATCGTCTGCACTAAAAAATTCAATAAAGCTTCCATTGGCAAATTCGTAGCGTAGAAGCGACTTATTAAAGCGTTCATCAAAGTAACGCCCAGTGTCTTTCATAATGCGTAAAAAGTCTTTTAACGCACCTCTACGTAAGTGTGGTATTGTTTCAGCTACTACGCTTATTTCAGTTCGTGGAAATGTAGCCGCCTTTGTTATTAATATCGGTAGGATTCCGTATGTTTTTCCCGCATTGTCTCCCCCTACTACTTAATTCATAGGGGGATAAAAAGCGGAAGTTCCGCCCTGGATAATTTTTATCCGTTTTTTTAGGGCGTTAATCTTCCTTATAGCACTTGTTATTATCATATTCCCATTTATATTTATACGCTGTATTGTATTTCTTTTCTTTTTTACAACACTTAATTATTCCAAAAGAATTAAAACCTAATTCTCTTTTAACTTGATTTATGCTTTCAAATCTACGAATTAAATTTCCATTTAAATCTAATTGTAAAATACTTTTAGATTGTGCATGGTCTTTACCCATTTTGTTTTTTTGTAATCCGTGTTTAAAAGCGTGTAATTGATTTTCGCTTGGTGTTACCCATTCTAAATTAGAAACGTTGTTATTTGCTTTGTTTCCATCTTTATGGTTAACTTCTCTTTTATTTAATGAGTTATCTAAAAACGTTTGAGCAACTAATCTATGAACTGAAAAATAATATCTTTTACCATCTTTAAATAATTTTATTTTTTCATATCCAGTTGATGAATAGTTGGTTTTCAAAATTCTTTCCTTTTTAGTTTCTGAATTAGTGCTTTTACCATTACCCAAACTTTTAATTTTTCCGTAGGTTGAAATCTTATACAAGTTTTCAAATCCTTTTATTTTTTGCCATATTTCCATAAAGCAAATATACAAAAGTTTTTTATATTAACAACACCCTTGCAATAATTATTTTGATTCGTTTTTTTAAAGAGTTTATTTTACGGATTGATGTCGTTATTATCATACAAACAATTTAGTTTGTGCTGTGTGGTTATTTATTCTTTGCATAGCCTTATCAAAATACTCTTTGTCAAGTTCACAAGCTGTTAAATCAAATCTGTAATCATGGCACGCTATTGCTATTGAGCCACTTCCTAAATGAGTGTCAAGTATTTTGTCACCTTGCTTTGCGTATTTATCAAGTAGCCATTTGTAAAGTTGCGGTGGCTTTTGTGTTGGGTGAAATTTTTCACTTTTATTTAAGTAAGCTGAATATCTAAATATTTTATTTGCTCCACTGAAAGAAGTCCAAGCATACTCGCAATCAGAAAAAGATAACCCTTCAGGAACTTCTTTATCCCAAATAATAAATTTATTACATATACCTAAATTAAAATAATTACCCCCCCAAATAATTTGATTTTTTGAAACTCTAAATAATTCTTTGAAATATTCAGGGCTTGGAGTTTCATTATCCCAATCTTTTTGCGTCCATTTTCTGTTTTTGGCTTTAGATGCTTTTTTAGTTTTACCTATTCCCATATTCATATTTGCTAAATCTATCCCATAAGGCGGGTCAACAATAGCCAAATCAAAATACTTGTCAGGATAGCGAGCCATTAGCTCCATGTTATCCTCATTGGTTATCGTCAGCATCTAATTTGAATAAAGGTTGTTCAATGTTTATTTGTTCAACTTGCTCTTTTAAGTTGTTTAAACGCTGTGTAATGCTTGGATTGTATTGCCCTACCATGCCTCCAGTTATTTGGTCTTGGCGTATTTCTTTGCGTATGCGTGAACAGATGGGAGTATATTCTGAATATCTTTTATCGGTGTTCTTAAAATAGTCCTCAACACATCCTACTTCATCCCAGCAGAATATCTCAAATCCCTCCATTGTTAGTGGACATTCAAGTGGCTCTGCTCTTTCTTCAAAGTCTTTACCTCCGTATACATATTTTATTCTTGGGTTCGCCTTTACGTTGGCTTTATACTTTTCAAATAGTCCGTATAGTTGTTCGGGGCTATCTAAGTTTCTTGGTCTTCCTACTTTTGCCATTTGTTATATATTTTGTTTCGTGTTTTTGTATACCGCCCAATGAAATGCTTTATATTTTCTTGAGCGTTTTTTTTCTCCTTTTGTCATTTGTTCACGCATTTGATTATATAACCATTTACAGTATTTAAATTGTTCTTCATTGGTCATATCTTTAATTGCCGTTCCTTTATATTTTCCAAAATCAATAATATACTTCTCAGATAATTTATCGGATTTTAAACTACCCTCAATCATTTTTTGAACTGTGTTATCGTAGTTTAAATATAAATTATTTTCTCCGTACTTTATTAACCTAATTGCATTACGTAATTGTTCATCATTCAATTTAAACCATTCGCCATTTATACGACTTCTATAAAAACGATCGTGCATATATTTTTCATTAACTCCATTGCCATAACAAATTAATCTAATTTTAGCATTACCAGTTTTAATTTCTTTATAACGTCTTTCTGGATTTATTGATTTTCCTATTTTAAAATAAGCACCATCACTCATTAAATATGTCAATTGTTCATTCATAGTTAATTAGAATTATATTGATATGTGTTGAATTCGTCTTTTGATACAGGATAAATTTCCATGACTTTAATTTCGTTGTCTAAAAATACACAGTAATTTATTTCTGTTACTTCCATTATTAATCTTAAAGCGTTCCAGTCTGACTTATGAATGTTTGGGTTTATAAACACTATGTAATAATCACTTTTTAAAGTTACGCTACACACTTTATTCGTTCGTGTTTTGGGATAGATTCTCTTCATAACTTGTTGAACAAACCGCTAATCTTTGGTCCGTGTTTTCAAACTCACTTATCATTTTGTCATCGGTCATACATCGTTGAATGAACTCTGACTTTGTTTCGTTACTTGTTGGCTTGGGAATCGGCATCTTCGTATGTGTTATAAACTTGTTTTAATTGGTTT